TAAACTTTTAAGTGCCCATTGAGTTCAACAGTCTACCATAGCGAATACTCTCACTTTCCCAGCAGGCTCATCTTTTATTGCCAATTTCCCAATAAACCTGTTTAAGGTTAATTCGGGATCTTGGAATACAGATGTGCTTAGCACTTCCGATCTCCTCATTAAAGATTCTATCTTCGAGTTAACTCTGGAATAAAGAGTTCTCAGAGAACTCGATTTTGTAAAATCGATAATGTAAAGTAAGGACCCTAGTACATCAGGATAGTGATATTTCATCACAAATAAAGATCTAATTAGAACTTTAAATTGTGTTGAATATTCATCTTTTCCTCTTGTATTAGGACTTGCAGTAAGGATCGGAAATGGTCTACTTGGTTTAAGTATTAAGTCCCCTAAACAGAATAATCTGATGAAGGGATCCAATGAGGGAAGAAAATTCAATAATTGACCTTTCGAGGGGTCAGTTATAGTTTTCAATTTCAAAGGACCTTTGTAACTTATGTTTCTATATAAGCTAAAAAGAGTTAATCAAAACCTAATAGATCAAGCGTGTCCACCTTTAATTAATCCTCTATATCTAGGGGGTATAATTCTTGGTATTCCGCTATGGGTTCTAGATATTCTCATACCTAGAAGTCCACAATCGGATAGTGCATGACCAGCTATCACTTGCTGAAGAACAACAGTAGATACTTTAAGGTATTTAACTACCCCAGGTAAACCGTTATCTCTTTTCAAGTGATTCAGTTTTATCAAAAACTGTTTTATAGTTCAGGCTCTTAATCTTGTCGGTCTCCCACCAATTAAATACACTTGTCTTAACAAGTGTAGAATAATTGGTTTACCTCCATTTCTGAAGGTAGACACATTGAAGTCGACATTGCTCATTTGACTTTTGGAAATTTTAAAGAAATTTAAACTTTTCATTGGTTAAATGCGGGGATACTTTATCCCTCGATAAGCAAACGATTCTCAAACTCGGTTTCCAATATCATAGATATTGGGCCGCAGTGTCCCTTGAATAAGGGCGGGAGTTACCCGGTTGGATTAGCTAGGTAGTAGAATTTCTTCTTC